TGAATTTCTTCGATCTGGTTTCACCCATTTACTATTCCTTGACGCAGATATTCACTTCGACCCCCGCGACATTATTGCATTAATGGCACTTAAAAAAGAAGTCATTGGTGCACCATATCCGAAGAAAGCTATCAAGTGGGGATCAATTCGCGATGCTCTCAAGAAGAATCCAGACATTGCACTAGAAGAACTAGAAAAAATTGGTGGCGATTATGTCTTTAATCCAGTACCGGGAACCGAGAAATTCTCGATTGGTGAACCAGTCGAAGTCTTGGAAATCGGCACAGGATATATGTTAGTCGAACGCAATGTATTCGACAAATTTGAACAAAAATACCCAAATCTTCGCTACAAGCCAGATCATGTTGGACAACCCAACTTTGACGGCAAGCGATATATTCACGCATTCTTCGACACTGTTATTGACAGTGTAGCTAATGGTGGAAAGGGATCAGACCGCTATCTATCAGAAGATTATATGTTCTGTCAGTGGTGGAGAAATATGGGCGGGAAAATATGGATGTGTCCGTGGATGAAAACACATCACATTGGAACATATGCATTTACTGGTGACATGCCCGCAGTCGCTAATTACGTAGGAACACTCTGATATGACAACTAAAATTACTATTCACAATACTGGACTTGATGGTGAAGGCAACACGCATGACGTTGAAGTTGCTGAATACAATGAAGTTCAACAAGTCTTTGCTAACAAAGAAAACATTAAACCCGGCGAAACCCTAGAGAAGTATCTCTACGAAGGATTAGTTCTTTTCGTAAAAGAAAATCCAGCATAATATGCTTATAGGTTTGGTTGGTTTTATCGGTGCAGGGAAAGGAACTGTAGCCGACATACTCACGCACGAGTATGGATTCATTAAAGAATCATTTGCAAATGCAGTTAAAGATGCGATCACACCCATTTTTGGTTGGGACCGTGTAATGTTGGAAGGCAGCACACCAGAATCGCGATTGTGGCGCGAAACACCCGATCCGTGGTGGAGTGAAAAACTCGGTAAACCATTCTCTCCACGATTAGCTCTACAGCTTATGGGAACCGAATCTGGTCGCAACGTATTCCATCGTGACATATGGATTTTATCCATGTTGCGTCGAATTGATCCCAACAAAAATTACGTATTAGCAGATACCCGATTTCCAAATGAAATTGATATGGTACGTGATGCTGGTGGAAAAATTATACAGGTAAAACGTGGCTCCGATCCGGTTTGGTATAATGAAGCAGAAGCCCACAATATTAATACTAATTGGGACGGATCAATTCAAGTGATGCCGTATCACCCTAATGTACATTATAGTGAATGGGCGTGGATTGGTAAACCGATGGACAAAGAGATAACCAACGATAGTACGTTAGTCGGTTTGAAAGAAAAGGTTGCGAATATTGTACATTCGTGATATGATGTATCATTATGAGGAATAATTATGAAATTAAGTGAAGCTACAATTGAAGTCCTGAAAAACTTCTCCACACTCAACCAGAGTCTATTATTTAAGAAGGGCAGCGTTCTTAAAACAATAACGCCGACTTCTACGGTTTTGGGTATTGCCAAAATCAAAGAAGTTTTTCCCCTAGATTTTGCTATCTACGATCTGAATAAATTCTTGGCTAAACTGTCTCTCTATAAAGACTGTAAGCTTGATTTTAAAGAAGATCGCCTTGTTTTCAAGAGTGATGATGGAAGACGTTCTGATTATACTAAGTATTGCTCAATTAAAGTAATCAAGTCTCCACCTGATAAAGAACTGTCGTTGGACAATCCAGAATATCAATTTGTTATGAGTCAAGAAGATTTATTGTGGCAAAGAAAAAGTGCTGGCATATCCGGGTCACAACACCTGATCTTTCGCGGTGATGGTAGGAAAATTTATCTACAATCCACCGATATGAAAGATGATTCATCCGATCTATCGTCTACGGCTGTTGGTGAAACAACCGGTAAGTTTGCCTGCGTTATTAAAACAGAATACTTGAAAATAATGGATGGTTCCTATCGTGTCAAATTGAGTGGTGATTTCGTTAAATTCGAAAACACTGAGAGAGATTTGGAATACTTTGTGGCTGTAGAATCAGCCTTGTCGAAATTTAATTAAGGATTAATATATGGCTTTTACACTAACCCCAAAAGAAAAGGTCACGATTAAATCAATCTTGACAGAAGTTTCAAATTCGTTTACCCGAATGGAAGCTGAACGAGATAATGTTCGTGAGTGCATCAATCGTCTAAAAGACGAGTTTAATTTTAACAAGCGCATGGCGCGGAAGTTAGCTCGCGGGTTCCACAAGAACAACATCGAAGAAGAAAATGCTACACAAGCAGAGATTTCTGAAATTTACGATGCTGTAGTAAAATGATGTTTAATGTTCAACAGTACTTTGACCGATGAGTTATATGCGATCTTTGAAGGTATAGAAGAACGCGGATTGCAGTTTCTAATACCAGATGAATACAAACCCCTTTATCGAATATTTCTTAGAGAAAGGAAGCTTAACAAATTAATAGCACAGATTGAAGACAGTATTGATAGATTGAATTCTATTGAACACATAATTTTGGGATGATTATATAATGAATGAATTGCTATGGGTCGAAAAATATCGACCAAAGACTGTAGCAGAGTGTATATTGCCGGAAGACTTGAAAACTACCTTCCAGCAATACGTTGATAAAAAAGAGATACCACATTTGCTATTGTGTGGTTCTCCCGGCGTAGGCAAGACAACCATTGCCAAGGCACTCTGCGAAGAAGTGGGTTGTGACTACCTGATGCTCAACGGTTCTGATGAATCGGGCATTGATACCTTCCGAATGAAGATCAAAAGTTATGCGTCCACGGTTTCATTCTTTGGTGGTAAGAAAGTCATTATTATTGATGAAGCCGATTACCTAAATCCAAATTCTACACAGCCAGCCATGCGCGGTGCGATGGAAGAATTCGCACACAATTGCACGTTCATTCTGACTTGTAATTACAAGAATCGAATAATCGAACCGCTGCAATCCCGATGCGCGGTAATTGAGTTCAAACTTAAACCAGAAGAAAAGCCGCGAATGGCTCGCGACTTCATGCGGCGCATTGATAGTATTCTCAAAGCTGAAAACGTCAGCTACAAGTTACCAGTAATCGCAGAAGTAATCAAGAAGTTCTTTCCCGATTATCGTCGCACAATAAACGAATTACAACGATACGCTGTCGGCGGTGTAATAGACGAAGGTATCCTAGCCAATGTCTCGGATATCTCTATTACTGAATTGATTGTGGCACTCAAGGACAAGAATTTCCGTAGTATGCGCCAGTGGGTTGCACAACATGGTAATGATGATTCAGCCAGATTGTTCCGTAAAATTTACGACAATCTATATGATATCTTGAAAAAAGAATCTATCCCGGCAGCAGTAATCATCTTAGCCAAGTATCAATATCAGGCAGCGTTTGTGGCTGATCAGGAATTGAATTTAGTTGCGTGTCTCACTGAGATTATGAGCGAATGTGAGTTTGTGTGATGATCATCAGAGATGTATACTCACACAAGGATGGTGAAAGATACATCATAAAGCATCATCAAAAAGAACTTGATGAAATCATTTCCGCAATTGATCAAATTAATGTTGAAATAATTTTTCAGAAGAAGACCCTAGAAAAAACTAAAAGTGGAACCCTATTTTCACCAAAGAAACTGAACGCATCCATTTATAATTATCTTGAGCCTTTGGGTTGGGATTCCAAAAATAGACGCATTAAACATACCAGAAAAGAGTTTAGGGAAATAGACGGATTGAAAAATCGAGTTGGTTTGGAACTTCAATTTGGTAAATATGCTTTTATGGGATATGATATCCTACTAAAGATGCCTATTTTTCATAAGAAAGGAATTATAGACTGCGGTGTTGAAGTTGTAGTGATGCCAAGCATGATTAAATATATGAGTACTGGTATTGGGTCTTTTACGCAGATAACATCTGATTTGCGGGAGCGTGGAGTCTCTGATCTAGACATACCAACCATTATAATTGGTATAGATTGTAAAAAAACAGAGTGGGAATATATCGGAGCAAAGAAACATGAGCGATCTGTTTAAAGAAATCCTACCCTCTATCCTGCAAACTAAGCAACATTGTTTGCATACGGAGCAGGACGAGAAACAATACCCTCATTTTATCGTGGGACGCGCCCTGTCGCAGTTCCCCGATACGGTATTCCTTGCTAATGCAATCAACAACTATCCAAATCTAGACAACAGACTCAAATACGACTTTCTACTAAATACAATTAAGCCTTATAAGCGTCCGTTTTCAAAATGGGCTAAGAAGGTCGAAACAATTGATTTGGCGGTCGTAAAAGAGTATTATGGATATTCGGATGCTAGAGCCTTGGAAGTTCTGGAAATTCTTAGCGATGAACAGATCAATTCACTTAAATTAGAATTAGAAAAAGGTGAGTGAAATGAGTATTGAAAAACTAGTCGAAGTTCTCTTAGCTGAGAAAAATGACTTTTTGAAGGTGCGCGAAACACTAACTCGTATTGGTGTAGCAGCTAAAAATCAAAACGTCCTGTATCAGTCCTGCCACATCCTGCACAAGCAGGGACGGTATTACATTGTCCATTTCAAAGAACTATTTGAACTGGATGGTAAGCCTTCCAACATGTCTGAAAACGATGTAGCACGTAGAAATACGATTGCAAATCTAATGGCAGAATGGGGATTGGTTTCGTTAGTAGATGAAAACAAATCCGCAGAACCAACAGCACCATTGAGTCAGATTAAAATCCTACCACACAAAGATAAGATTGACTGGCAGCTAGTTGCCAAGTACAATATCGGCAAGAAGCGAACCACGGAGCCACAACCAGCAGTAGAATAAATTATGATTGATTATGTAGTTCCTGTGATAAGTGGTGGTTTTGATCCGATCCACAGTGGGCATATTGCCCTTATTGAAGATGCAGCCAGAAAGTATGAACAATCTGGTGTAGCCGTATTATTGAATAGTGACGAATGGTTAACTCGCAAAAAGGGTAAGCCGTTCATGCCGTTCGCAGAACGCAAAAACATTCTTCAATCACTTAGACATGTAGATTTTGTTACTGAATTTGATGATACTGACGGTTCCGCCTGTGACGGATTAATCAAACTCAAAAAACTATTACCATACGCAAAACTCGTATTCTGTAATGGTGGCGACCGAACTGCGAACAACATTCCAGAAATGAAAGTAGAAGGAATACGCTTCGATTTTGGTATTGGTGGCGAAGATAAAAGAAACAGTAGTAGCTGGATTCTGAACAATGCTCTGGCTCTATACAAAGAAGATCGTATTTGGGGATCATTTACTGATCTATATCGCGTTGACGGTTGCAGAGTAAAAGAACTAATCATTAAACCCGGCAAGGGCATCTCTTATCAGAAACACAACCATCGTAGTGAAATTTGGTATGTGCGTAAGGGTCGTGGTAGAATCAGATTGACTAATCCAGACATTTCAGCATTTGATACAACGTTTGATGTAAAACAAGATCATGTTCAGGAAGTGCCTTGTGGTTGGTGGCACAAATTATGGAATACTGGTGAAGAAGATTTGATTATAATCGAAATCCAGCATGGCAAGTATATTGGCGAAGATGATATTATTAGAAGTGAGAAATGATCATGAGAGTAATTGTAGCATATTTACATAAATTGCATCCTGATGTGCCGATACCGGCATATCAAACAACCGATTCGGCATGTTTTGATTTGGCATATTTTCCCAGAGAGGGAGAAACTATTGTAGCTTATAATTCAATAAATGAAAAAATTGATGGATTAATCCCAACCTTAACAGATCATACGCTTTATGTCGGTGTGGGTACACGAGTATTAGTTCCTACCGGTCTGGTAATGAAAATTAATGAACTAGATTCTTATTCCATCCGATTACATGCTCGATCAGGATTGGCTCT